CTTCCAAAGAGAATGTGCGGATCCACCAGTAAAGCTGGGAGTGCACAAGGAAGGTCTGGAAACGTAGTTTCCAGTCTTGCTGAGGGTCGGCTGGTTAGGGAGCAAAAACAAATCCGAGCATTGCGAAGGATTTGTAGGGAAAGTTTGAAAACCGTGAGGTTTTCATGTTTGAGCTTAGCTCAAACCTATTCAAACATAAAAAAAAGCCAGACGAATGTCTGGCTTTTTTGTTGTTTGACGCTTTATGCCAGTTCAGCGTCTATGTCCTTGTAGTTGGCGTTGAAGGACGTGTTGGTGTACTCTTCACGAACATAGCGGTGAACCACTATCTTCTTGCCAGCGTGCTTGTTGATTTCCTCCGGATCATAGGAGTCTTCATCAAGCTGTCTGAGAAGAAGGTCGAGCTGGAAGTTCTGACCGTTGTCGAAGAACGGTATGAAGACCGGTGAGTACTCTTCGATGTGTACGAAGATTCCGTTGATGTCTCCAGTTGCTCTGTCTTCTCTGTACTGGATTTCCTTGAAGGTGACTTCGTTCTTGCCGATAGGCATTTCAGTTGCTCTTGACATGTTCTTAAGTTCGTTCAGTTTCATTTCGTTTTCTCCTTTCTGAATCGAATATAACTTAAATCATAAAGTATAAAAACTTAAACTCTGTTTTGCCTGTATCCATTGAGTTCAATGAATACAAACAAAGCACAAAGTATAAAACCATAATTTATTTTTTGTGTTCTTTTCTTTCTACGATGGCACTTATAACCATGTAAGCGAGTCCTGGGATTAGTATCCATGCGAAGCATACGATAATTTCAGCAGTCATTTCTGTTCCTTTCTATTATCAAACGAGATAACGGATGGCAGATAAGAGGGCAGAAGTGGTTGTTGTTGTCCGAGCAAGTTCCGTTACATTCTTTACTGTCCTGATAAGGACAGTAATGATGTAGTGGTAACTTGTGAGGCAGTCTGCCTTCAACGTATTCATTTAACATGTAGTATGAAATCATTGTGTTCTCCTTTCATATATAAAAATCACAAAGTAAAAAAAAATGCGACTGAGAGCCGAAGCTCCCAATCGCTGTTAAGGAGGTATTTAGTTATAGTCGTAATCATCGTAGTCATCTTCTTCGAAGTATCTTGTGATTTCGATTGGCTCGAACTCTGTGTTGCACCATGGGCAACTCTCTTCTGATATGTAGTGAGGTCTGCCACATGTTGGACAGAGTGTGTAGTCACATTCAAGTGACTCAGCGAGCAAACCGTTCTGCTGAAGGAATTTGTAATGCTGGAAGAACTGGTCGATTTCAGCGTCTGTTGCAACTGCTCTTTTGCTGTTGACGAATTTCTCAGGTCTTGTTGTACGTTTTGCTCCGTAAGAACCTGATTCTGTTGTGTTTTCTGCTTGGCTGATTGAGAGTTCTTCTTTTTTTGCCATGTCGAGCAGTCTGTAGAGATTTTTCAGTTTGTTGTATTTATCAGGACTGTTTGAAGCTTTAGTTTCTTCGATTTGCAGGTAGATGTCTTTCTTGTTGTCTTTGAGCAGTTCTCTGTTAGGCCTTTTGGAAAAGGTATCTACGTCTTCTGTTCCTGGCTCTCTTAAGATTGGAGCTGAGAACTGCCAGCCAAGTGCTTTACTCCAAATGCTCGCACATCTGCGTTTTCTGTCCATTTCATAGACAACTTGTGCGATTTCTCCGGTGTATTCGAAGAAGTCTGTTGAAGCAACGATGTTTACGGTGATGTCACGTTCTTTGTAGTTGTCGGCGTACCATTTGATGTATGATGTGAAGTCATCACAAATGATGTAAACCGTTTTAGGATGTTTGTTGAAGCGGATGCTGTTTTGCATTGCTTTCAGCGGAGCATTTGGATTAATCTTCAGAGCCAGTTCTTTGATCCTGTAGATTCTTTCGAAGTTGTGCTTCTGAGCGTCTTTGTATGCTGTGTTGTAGAGTTTTGAGATGTCTTCTGAATCGACTGAACCGATGTGGTCGATGAGTGCCCAATTAGTGATAGTCATGATGTATACCTCCTATAATCAAAAATCACAAAGTATAAAACTATAAAAAGAACAAGAGCCGAAGCCCTTGTTCATCGCCAGTAACTTAGAATTTAATGACACGCAACGGGTTGTTGTATTTCTCAGCGAGCTTGAAGTTGTGTTGAGTGCCACGGGACTCACCATCCCAGAAGCAAACGCAACCACGGTGCTCAAACCCGCTGATGTAGCGGTGCATGGCCTCGTTACGCCGATAACCAGCGGATTTACCGAAGGTCTTCCAGTATGCTGGAAACCCTATGTAGGCATAACCGTGTTCTTGAGCGTAACGGCGTGCAAGAGCATCAGCCCCATGAGCACAACCGGATACGATGGTGACATCGGACTGATTGGAGAGAATGCGGTCAAGTTTGGTGGACAATAACTGATAATCTGTGAATGAGCGTGAACCTGCTACGATACAATAGAACATAACGAACCTCCTATAAATGTGTGTTTTGTTTATCTTGTTCTGGGAGAGGGCTGTTACGCCCTCTGGAATCCCTTTTTCAGCAGTGCTTTGTAGCATTTGCGAGCGTCTTCGATTTCGAAGGTGTCTCTGTGTGTCTCGATGCCACGGTTGAGTTTGATGATGAGCATGTGACGCTCAGGCATGTAGACGTTCTCTTCTGGGTGGAACTCTGCCCAAGTCTGTTCGATGAAAGCATAAGTGGTGTTGTTGAACTTGAGTTCTGATTTGAGCGTGGATTTCATATTCATGATGTACCTCCTATAAAACAAATTAACTAAACGATTTAACAACTTACAGTTTTCCCTGGATCATAAATTGCTCAATAAGTCAAGGGTTTGGACACATGAATTATGTACTTTATAAGATGCGAGATTGACTCGTGAATACGAGGCGATCTTGTCAGCTTAGAAAGTACAGAATTTATGGGGGAGAACTCTTTACTTATGGCTCTGGGCTAGGAACTCTTAGCGGAGGCAGTGAGGCAGGCCCTCAGGACTGACGAGCTGAAAACGCTTAGAGGTCCCCCAGATGAGCAAAGAATGTAATAGGTTTCTTAGTCGTTCAAGTTGTGATCTCGCTTAAATGTCCAGTGGACATTTACGAGATTGCAACGTAGAAGGAGTTAGAAACCTCACATTCGGTTTATGATACAATGGGAAGACTGTAGTAGTATTAAGTTGGTGATTCCGCCATTATATGGAAAGCCAATACATAACAATAGATGGGCGGAATCTTAACCAAGAGTGTCCAAATATCTTAGCCTTAGACCTCGCATACTTGCGTGTCTAAGGCTTAGATGTATTGGACACCCAATCCGCCCCCAGCTTTAGCTGGTCGGGGGATTGAGGAGTGACTTTATGCACCGTTAGCGGTCCAACAGCATGTTGGTCAGGATTCTTAAGGGTGAAACTCTTAAGGCTGTCGGCAGACCATGTTAGAGGAACTTATGTGCAAGTATGCTTGCACATGGTTTGCATACTTTACAAAGTATTTGTCTTGCGTCAGCAAGGCAACTGTACCATGCACATAACAAAGGAAAAGAATGTGTGTTCGTAAATAAACGTGAATGTGGTAATAACCACATAAACTCACAAAGGGTAAGGTCCTGTCTTTGCATATAAAAATTTACCCTCAAAAATGTATACGTTTTCGTCTCATTATTTACATATATTTACATATTAATATTTATATAAAAATTAATATGTATAAATATGGTAATTATGGAACGATATCGTATACATTTTTAACGTTTTTAATAGAGCTCGAAATGAGTGAGTGTGAGTGAGGGAAGAGTGAAGGAAGAATGAGTGAATGATGAAGGAGTGAATAAGAACGAGTGTTCGAGCGAAAACCTGGAGCGAGGTACGGTAGGTTAGGGAGTTCTAGGAGAGTGTTACGTCAATCTAAAAATGATTTTAGCCTGTATATAATATATAGCTTTATATTTTGATAGGGGTGGGGTTTAAAATTTGCATATTCGCCCCCTGTACCTTATATATATATATTTAAGCCTTTGCTTTCTTTATTTGTATTTTTTCCTTTAATAAAACACGATTGTTTTTTTTTAATTTTATTTTGGAGTCTAAAATACGATTATTTTTCTTAAAAATTTTTCCTGGGATCTAAGTTAAATATAATACGAAAAATTTTCCTTATATACTAGATGTAGGGGGCTGGGGTTAAAATTTCCATATTTTGTGATTCTTCTTGTTTTTGAATACTATATATTGTAGAATGGCGTTGGAAGTTACTACATGTAGTAGAAAGGAGTTAGCCATGGCTTTAAATATTGTAAACGAAGCTAAGGACATTTCTTATCCTGATCATAATCAGAAGGCTGGAGATACGCTCAGAACGATGGATGCGAATGAGATTGATTCCAGACTTACTGAATTAGAAGGTAAGGAAACTGAAGAAAGTCCTGCTGAGACACCTGTTACTCCAACTGAATAATTAAGGAGAATGGCAAATGGAGATTAAATTAGTAAAAGTAGATGATGTTGTTGAAGTGGAATGTAATTCTGGTCCTGCTGAAAATGAGCGTATGAATTATGAGACTATAGTTGCTATGCTCATGGCTGGTCTTGATGGAGCTACAAGAACTATACTTTCAGAGAATACAGATGAGAAGTTAGAATCTTATCTGTATGATCGATTAGATGGTATCTTTGGTTCATTTCTTGAAAGGATGTTTCCTAGTGTGGATCCTGATGAGTTTACATTGACTGACGCTGCTATTGTTAAAGCTCAAGATGAGATAATAAATGAGGCTTTTGTTCGAGAGATCACTCTTGAAGAAGCATTAGAGGAGTATGAAAACAAAGCCAGGGAATATGTTGCTCAGAGGAGAGGTAACTAATGTATAGGTTGGGTTTTATAATCGGTTTGTTTTGTGGTTTTATATTGAATTGGAAGTGCACAAAACCTGACTGTAAATTAGGAGATTATTGGAAATATGCTTGATAGATGTCCAAGATGTGGATCGAGATGGAAAGATGCTATAGCAATGAATGGGGGGCCTTCTGAATTTTGGAAGGAATGCACTAATCCGTCTTGTAATACATATTTGAATACTTATGTGCCTCAGGCTCACCAGTTTGCATTTCATACGGATGACCATACTTTTACAGGAAACTTTGGGGGTTATGGGTCTGGAAAGACCCTAACTTCCAGAGAAGAAATATTTAAGCATATTTTTATTACTGATAATGGGAACACATTGATAGGAGCTAATGTTGCTTCTCAGTATGAACAGACTATTAAACGTGAGATGGAAGCTGATCTTCCGGTGGCTTTTGTCAGGAACATTAGCACACAGAAATCTTATATTGATTTTATTAATGGGCATCGTTTGATGTTTAGGCCATACGATGATCCGGAGAAACTAAGGTCTTACAATTTGACCAGTTTTCTAATAGTTGAGGCTTCTGAGGTAAAACGACAGAGTTTTGTTCAGTTGAAGACGAGATTAAGGAATATGGCTGCTACTGTTCCTGAGCATGATGAGAATGGGGAAGTTGTTTATAAACATGCTGCTAATGGGGTGCCGATTCCTATAATAAAGAATAATTGGCAGAAAGGTATAATTGAAAGCAACCCTTCTGCCGGGTGGATAAGGAACGATGTGTTGTTGGTAAGTGGAGACATATATAAGCATGGAGAGATATTAGACGAGTATGATATTGATCCTGAAGTTGCGGATCCGGCAATAAGCACACATGTTACCAGCACTTCTGCTAATGAGTTTTTACCTGAGAATTTTATTGAGAACAATGTTAAGAATAAACCTTTGTGGTGGGTGAACCGATACATTTATGGATCATTTCTGTATGCAGAAGGAAAGGTTTATCCGAAATCTAATGCTTGTGTTGTAGATGATTATGATATCCCTAAGCATTGGAAAAGGATAGTGGCTTTTGATTATGGGCTGGTAGATGATGCTGTTTTTGTGAAAGCTGCGATAGATTTAGAAAATGGAAAAGTTGTTGTTTATGACGAATGTCGTAGTAGCAATAATAATGTGGAAACGCTAAGTAAGTTATTTTATGAGTTTACGGAAGATATTCCTGTTGGGGGCTGGGTGTGTGCTCCTATTATTGATCCTAGATCTGGCCCTAAACGAGACTATGATAAGAAGTCTCTTGCGGATCATTTTCTTGATTTTGGAATAAGTTTTATACCGGGATTTATAAATGTGGATGCAAGAATCTTCAGATTGAACACTTATTTTGAAAGTGGGAAGATTGAGATTCAGAGGAAATGTAAAGTTCTTATACAGGAATTAGATGATTATAAATTTAAGGCTGATGAATCTTTGAAAAGCGGTTTTACTGGAAAACCAGTTGATAAAGATAACCATGGTATTAATGCTTTAGAGTGGATAACTATGGAACTTCCTGCTAATCCGGCTGATTTGATCTATGGCGTTTATAATCAGCGTGGAGAGGAGTTAAGTAAACAGGAAGATAAGGATGAAGAGAAGAGGGCTTATTGGGCTTTGGCTGATGATGAGCCTGAATATAAACCTATGGAAGAAACACCGTTTGATATTGTGGATTATAATATGTGGACATAAAGGAGATATTTATGGTACTTAATTATATTACTTTAGGAATAATTATCGGAATAGTTGTATTGTTATTCTTAAAAGGGATAAATTTGAATATAACAGTCAATGTGGAGCATAATTATCCAGAACAGAAAATCGAGCCTGTTGAGAGTTCTGAAGAAGATGAAGAAATCAAGAATTCTCTTAATGATATGTTGAAGGAAATTAATAGTTTCATGTTAGATCAGGAGGAACTTGTCGATGGAAAAGAATAATATACCTGAATTTGACGAAAAGAAATGTTTGGAAATGTTGCGAGATAAACGAGATCTTGGGTTTCGTTATTATAGACGAGAGCATCGGAAAATGCAGATGTTGGATTCTACAGATAATGGAGATTTGTGGAAAGCTATTAAAGCGAAGTTTCCACCATATCAGTTGTTACCGGACACTAATTTTGTAAGTTATGTGAAGAATAATATTCTTGCTTCGCTTTATACAGTTGCTAAGTCTGCTCAAATTATTCCTACTTCTCAGGATGATACTGAGATTTGTGAATTATTGAATGTTGCTATGGAACATGAGTGGGATAAGAATAATGTTGGTTACGTTCAGTTTGAAGCTGGGGAGCGTGCTGCATTATTAAATCTTGGGCTTACTCAGGTCCGTTGGGATTCTGATAAAGATGATATAGAATATAATAATGTCGATCCTATTCATTTTTTAAGAGATCCGTTTGCTAAGGATTTACAGCATAGTGGTTGGTGCTTTATATGGGAATCTTATCATAAGTCTGTATTTAAGAATGATTCCAGATATAAAGAAGCTTTTGAAAAATATATTTCAAAAGGTAAGTACAGGTCTAATGAAATGCCTCCTGAGTATAGAGACAGGAATAGTGTTTCAGATAGTGCGGATCATTATGTTTTGTATGTTTGGTGGATTAAGAATCCTGAAGGCGGTATAGATGAAATACATACTGTTGATAATAAAGTAATCCTGTATAGAAAAGAAAATATTAAGCCTAATATGTTTCCTTTTGCGGAACTTTATTGTAATTTGCCTGGGTCTTCGTTAGTTGGTGCTAGTGAGCCAGCAAAGATATTTGCAAATAATCTTGTATATAATTTGATGGATTCAATAGCATTTACTGTAGAATATAAAAACCAAAGGCCACCTAAGTTTATTAACAGTCAGAGTGGTTTGAATATTGCTGCTTTTGCTAAGCATGGTAATGAAGCTGACCGTACATTTGTTGTAAACGGAGATGCTTCAAAGGCTGTTCATTATCATCAGTTTCCTGAGGTAAGCAATGGTTTGCCTAATATGCTTATGAGTATGAACAATAATATCAAAGGTATGTCTGGGGTAGATGACAAGTATACTGGTCGAGATACCGGATCTATTATAACTACAGGTGGTACTGAAGAAATGTTAAATAGAGTAACATTGATCGATACGCCTAAGGTTATGAATTATGAAAAGTATACTCGTGAACTTACTGAATTAACTTTGAAATTATTGATTGAGTATGCTCCTGAAAGGTCTTATATTCTTAAAAATGAGGAAAAATCTACTCCTACTCAGGCCGTGTTTGACACTGTAAGGATAGATTTTCCTAAAATAGATGGGGATTCTGTGTTTGAATATGCTGTTCAGATTAGTAGTGAATTACCTAAGAATAAGCAAAGAGTTCAGGCATGGGCCAATAACATGATGGAAAAACAGATGCAATATCAGCAGTCTGGTACTGGAATTGATGTTATTACTCCTGAAGAATGGATTCGTTGTCAGGATGTTCCGTATAGGGAGCAGATGCTTAAGAGGATGGGCGTACAGGCCGGGCTTAATGCTTATGTTGAAGCACAGAATGTTATTGCTGAGTATGCTTCAATGTTAGCCAGAGGCGATTTACCAGAAGATGCTTTAGCTGAAGCTGCGGATGGTTTACAGGCCATGAGAAATGGGGAAATGACTCCTTATCAGCAGGAGATGGAGATGGCTCCTTCTACAGGAGCTCCTACTGCATCGGTTGATCCGATGAGTATGATGGAATAAAAAAAAACATCTCCTTTGCCATAGATGTGTGGAAAGTCAAGCTACAAGACACTATATATAGTGTTAAGTGCTTGACTTTCTACTATATGTAGTATATATTTTAGATGTAGTTAAAGGTTCCAGTTACCTGAAAAACTGAGATTATATGGAAGTTGATTACTCCCGATCAGCTTAGAAAGGAAAGGGAAGAATTATGGCAGATGAGATGAAAGAATTAGGTGAACTTTTCGGATTGGATCCTATTGATGAAGCAGAACCGGATGAAACTGAAGAGGAAGATATTCCTGAAGAAGATGAGGGTGAAGCTGAAGAACAGGAAGATGAAGAGGATGAAACCGATGAAGATGAATCTGATGATGAAGAATCTGATGATGAGTCTGAAGAGGAGCCTGACAAAAAATCTAAATCAAATGATAAAAAGAAGGCTCAGCAGAATTTCAAGTTTGCTGAAATGCGTCAGCAGAATAAGAAGCAAACTGAACTTCTTAAACGGTTAGGTAAAGCTATTGGACTAGATGCCGGAACTGATGTAGATACTATTTCTGCTAAAGTTGAAGAGTTTTTACTTCAGCGTCAATCTAAGGAAACTAATATACCGGTTGAAACTTTACAGCGTATTAATGAGTTAGAAAGTTTAGTCCAGGAAAACCAACAGATTAAACTGGAAAAAGAAACTACGGAAGCTTTTACAAGTTTAATTGAAAGATATGATTTGGACGAAGAAGAAGTCAATGCTTTTACTCAGTATTTGATAGAAAACGATAAGAATCCTCTTGAAGGTAAACCAGTTGATTTAGAGGCTGAATATTTAAAACTTCATTATGAGGATCTTGTTCAAGCAGCAGTAGATAAAGCTTTATCTTCTGAGAATGAACGGAAGGAAAAGGTTAAGAAACATGCTGCTGGAAAAGTTTCTGATAAGAAAGGTGGTATAAGCAAAGACGGAGATTATGAAATCGATAGTGTTCGGGAGTTGAATGAATTTCTTTCAGATAAAGACTTGTAATAGCAATTAAAAAGAAAGAAGGTTAATTATGGCTATTACATTAAATGCACTTGCTGGTGTTGAAAACATTAACAATATCGTTGATCTTGCAAAGACTTGGAATGGTGAGAGGGCAGTAGATACTAAGAATCTTATCAGACCTGAAGTTTTCTATTCTAAGCAGTTATTAGATACTATTCGTATCGATGCAGCAGAGTATAAGTATTATAAGCTTGCTGATGAGTCCCCGATACAGGATAAAGCTGAAAAGCTGACTCTTCGTAGATGGGCACCGCTTCAGGCACATACTGTACCTCTTGTTGAAGGTGTTCCTCCGAAATCTGATAAGGGTTCGGTTGAGAAGTATGAACTCAGTGCAGAACAGTATGGACGTTATATGGAATTTACTGATAAGGTTGATTTCAGTGTAGTTGATCCTGTTATTGCACACTATACTAGAGAGTATTCTATCGTAGCTATGGAAACTCTGGATATGCTTGCTAGGGAGACTCTTCTGGCTCATGCAAATCCGTGGTATGCAGGTCAGGTTGAAGGTTATGAGAATCTTACATTAGAATCTAAGCCTAATATGATCGATCTTAGACTTATCGTTCTTCATTTTAAGAGAGCTTTAGTAAAGCCTAGAAATGGTGGAAGATATAAGGTTGTCTGTTCTCCTGAGTTTACTTATGACATGATTTCTGATGAGACTGTTGAGAAGTTTATGAAGATCAACCAGACTACTAAGGATGCTTACGATGGTTCTACATTATTCCCTCTGTTCCAGATGGAATTCGAAGAGTCGCTTGTGTGCCCGGCTGGTGGTGATTATGTTGATTCGGTTGAGGGTACTGCTACCGATGCTAAGAGAATCTACAGGGAGGATAACGGAACATATACTTATGCAACAGTTTATAAGGATACTCCGTTAGATGAAGCTCATTCTGGAGCAACTGATCCTAAGGTATATACGAGCTATGCTGTTGAAGGTGATCCTACAGCTGGTGCGTATGTCAAAGATTCCAGAACTCAGATGGACGCCTCTTTCATTCCTCAGTTAGGAATTTGGGATATTGAGAATCTGGTATATGACGGTCATGATGATTGGCATGAGCTTAATGTCCATCATATCATGGTTATCGGTAAGGATGCTCTTACGAGAACAGGTCTTACTGGAGAAGGTAATGCTAAGGTATATGTTAAGCCTAAAGGATCTGCTGGTGTTCTTGATCCTATCGATCAGAGACAGTCTATCGGGTTTAAGATTAATTCTGTAGGATTTGGTTCTACTAGACCTGAGGCTATCATAGATTATATGTGTGTACCTTCCACAGCTAATCTGTATTAAGAATTGGAGGTAAACTATGGCTGCTAAAAAGGATGATGTTAAAGTTAAACAGACTGAGATGGTTTATCGAAAGAGATTAGCAAAGGCATATGCGGAACAGGAGAAAACTCCTGTTTCCATATCGCCTCTGTATAAGCCTCATTTCGGAACATCGATGACTGTTAGTATAAATGGGATCACTATTGTTATACCGTGTGATGGTAAAACTTATAAGGTTCCTAAACAATTTGCTTTAGAGGCTATGTCTCGAATAAGCAAAATCGATAAGATTATTGAGAAAAAAAATCGTATGAAAGATGTTGGTTCCAACCTTGAAAGATCTCCTGGTGAGCTTACGTTTTTCTAAACGATCCATCATCTAAAAGGCAGGAGGGAGGTCGAGTGATCTCCCTCTAATGCTAGGAGGGTAATTATGAAATTATCTCAACTTGTAAAACTTACTAATACTTATTTGGCAGGGGAACAACTTGTTTATCAGAAACTTGTTCCTTTCTTTGATGAAGTTATAGATGATATAAATACAGCTTTAAATTCTACGTATCCTTCGTTTTCCAGTTTAGATATTAAGACTTTAGATACTGATACTGCTGTGTATGATTTTTTTCCTGATCAGTATTTGAGGTCTGTGGTGGCTTTAGGTGCTGCTCATAAGTTTTATGAGATGGATGAAGAAGGTATTGTTGCAGATGAAGGTTATGCTCGTAAGTATGATCAAAATTTGTTTTATATGATGCGAGATCATATAGATCATGTACCTCGTATATTCCAGTCTGATAGTACTGGTGGGGTGTTAATTGATGAGAATATGTTTGTTGATTTAGATAATTCTATATCTAGATATTTTGAGGTATTTTAAATGGCCAGGGTTACTCCTTTTAAACAATACAGTCGGCAACAGAGACGAGCTAGTTTAGAATCTGATTTTAGTCATGGTATGATGTTTACAGATGGTCTTATTGAAGATGGCTATCTTAAATGTATTGTAAATTTCGTCTATGATAAAGATGGCGGTAAATTAACTCCTCGTCCAGCTATTAGACCTGAAAAGATAATATTTCCTGATATATCTTCTGGTACATCTTCTGAATCTTATCTTTCTGATACAGTTTCTATTAAAGACGGTAAGAGATGTGTTGAGAATGGTGTTAGTTTTGATCAGTTTATTTTAGGTAGTATTGATAGTGCTGTGTCTCGTTTAGGAGATATTTGGGTCAGTACTTCTGAAGAATCTGTTGAAAAATTAGATGTTGATATAGAAGATGCTGATTATTCAGTTGATATATCTTACGGTTTAGGTGTAAATAATGGTGAACCTCATAAGTGCTATTATTATGTTTCTGAGTATAATTCTATACACAAAGTTCCTGTAGAAAAAGATGTTTACCATAGAATGGAGTTTCCTGTTGGATCTTTTGCTTATGGGAATAGTTATTATTTCTTTGGTGAGGATGATAATAGTGTTCCTGGGTTATTTAGGACTAAGTTTGATGAGGTTTCTTCAAAATATATATTTGAGGGTGTTGAGCCTAAAGAGTTATCGGTTTCTGAAGCTGTGGCGTATGGTTATAATATGCTCGCTAAAGAAAAAGCTTATGAGTTTAATGATAAGCGAGAAGGGTCTACTATTCAGTTAGAAGGTATTCTTCCTTATGATTTAGGTGCTTTTCCTAAGATTATGATGACACCAAAGAAAAATCAGCCTATTTCTTTTAGGTGTTATTATTCGGTTTCTGCCGGTAAAAAGTATGATATTGTGTGGGAATGGCGAGAAACTACTGCGTCTGATTGGACCCTCCTTCAGAAAAGCACTGAAGTTTTAAATGATGGCGTTAAGCTTGAAGTTGAAAGATTTGTTCCTCCTGCTAAAGAAATAATGATTAGGGTATCTGCTTATCCTTATGAAAATAGTGTTGTTTCTGATGTTGTTGAAAAAGCCATAACTGTAGGTTTTGATTTTACTGTTGAGAATTATGGCACAGCTGGTGCTGTAGAACAAGAGGTCTATGATCTTACTACTGCTACCGGTATGGAATGTTGGAAAAATAGATTAGTTGTTTGGGGGCTTCCTAAGGATCCTACTATATTGTTTATTAGCGATTATGATGAGCCTTCTTATTTTCCTTATCCTAATAATATAATTGTTTTTGATTCTCCTATTATTTATGCTGTTGAGTTTATGGATGGCTTGGCGGTGTTTACTACAGATAAATTGTATAAAGTTGTTCTGGCCGAGGATGGTAATAGTTGGAAGTCTGAATTGTTGCAATCACATTTAAGTATAGATCTTTGGGATAAACATCTTATTCAGACTGTACGTAATATGTTGTTTTTCAAATCAGGTAATTATTATTATATGATGGTTCCTAAAGCACAGTCTACTACTGGTGAATTGACTATTGCTCCTATTACAACTCCTATTACTAGTTTCTTTGATAATTTTTCGGTTAATGTTCAAAATATTTTTAAAGAGACTTATGACTATAGTGGAGAGTATGAATTAGTTACTTATTATAATTATCTAGATTATGAAGATATACATAATATCTATGTATTTAGTTTTTCTGATTCTAGTTCTTTACTCTATTTGGATATTATGTATAACACTGTGGACCGAATGTGGAAAATTTGGGTTTATGAGGCAGTTCATATTTTGTTTCCTTATAAACATAATTCTACAGAGACCGGTATTATGGCTTCTTCTTCAATATTAAGTGTAGATAATAAAGAGGCTGGTGAATTTGAAAATCATAGGTTTATTCAATTATTATGTTTGGATAAAAATTTAGTTCGTGATTATCATTTGCCTTATGGTACAGAAATTATTTATGATCCTAATTTTGAAGGTTCTGGAATTGTCGATAATGTGCTCGTTTTACCAGATGGATATGATTTCTCTGTCGAAGATACAGTATTATATATTCCTAATGGTTTTTATAAAAAAATTGTAGATACAGTGTTATACCTTACTGATATTACTGATTATTATAATGGTTATTTTGAATATGATATCGTTAATAAATTAGAGAATGTTTATGTTCATATAGATGATTATTATAGTTTTAGAAATTATCAATTTATTGATACAGGTTATCGAAAAGATGAATTTCAGTATAAAAAGCGTTATCGAGAGCTTCAATTAGAGATCAATAATATAGATAAGAAAAATATGCAATTTGGGATGGATTACATTATAGATGGTGCTCCAAGAAAAATATTGTATAAGTATGATGTTAATCAGATTATTGATGAGTTTGATGAAGATTATGGAATTGTTTATATAGATTCTACTCCTTATTTAGAGACGGATTTAGATGATATAGATCTGACTAATCAATGGATTTTAGATCAAAGTTTAGATTATGATATTTCTTTATGGAAAGTTAGAGTTTCCATTTCAGGTAAGGGTTATGCTCCTAGATTAAAATTATATTCCAGAAATGAGAAAAGATTTGAATTATTAGGTGTTAATTGGGTTTCTAAGTTAATGAATATGCGTTAATGGAGGTTAGTATGGCTTATATTGAGTATATTAATGTAAAAGGTGAACAACATCAGATTAGGGATAAAGATGCTGTTAGGCGTTCTGAATTGTTTGATTTAGTGTATCCTGTCGGATCGATTTATATGAATATAAATAATGTTGATCCTGAAATTTTATTTGGTGGTGAGTGGGAAAAAATTGAAGGTAGGTTTTTATTAGCTGCTTCGCCAGGTGTTGAATTAGGAAGTACTGGTGGTAGTGCGAATAGTACTTTACCTAGTCATACCCATAGAGTATCAGGTTATGTCGGGGTACATAATGGGCATAGTCATGGTTTAGGGTATAGTGGTGAACATACACATGTTCCTACAAGGTCTTCATATTTTGTTGGTGTGAATATGGGAGCTTTATTTTCTATGTTTATGCCTGACGGCTCTGTTTTAACTAAAAATAAAGTACCGACTAATGGTAATCCTGATACTGATTTCCGTAGTGTTCATATTGAGCGTAATGGGAGACATACTCATGTTGTTAGTACTGGTGGGTTACATCAGCATTCTATTGATTTAACTTCTGGTAGTGCAGGTGCTTCCGGGACAGGTAAGAATATGCCTCCTTATGTAGTCGTTAATATTTGGAAAAGAATTGGTTAAATAATTGGAGGGCTGTTATGTTATTAGAGTTTACTGTATATGATAATAGTTTTGTATGTAATAATCCTGATGATGTTTCTAAGATTGTAGATATAGATTATATTAAATGTAATTTTATATTAGAATCTGAAATATGGAAGGATCTTGAAGCTGTTATTGCTGTTTTTAAATCTCCTGCTTATGGTGTTACTGAAGAGCTGTTATTAGACGATTCTAATTCTTGTTATATGCCTTCTGAAGTATATAAGCATGGTGGTGTAATTCAAGTATGTATTTATGGTAATAGATACACTTCTAGGCAGAATAACATTAAAAGTATCACTACTGTTAGGACTCAGATTTTAGAGTTGTATATTAATGAGAATGTTATTATCCCATTACCTACGCCTAATAAATTTGATATTTTTGTTGCGGAGTATGTCAGTTCTAAACAAGCAATGCTTGATTATCAAAATTATTTACAGCAGCTATTAGATGATGGAGCTTTTGATGGTAGAGGGATTTCATCTGTTTCCTTTGATGAAGATGGTTATGTTTATGTGACGTTTGATGATGGTGAAGAGATTAGGTCTGATTATTCTTTTATGGGCCCCCAAGGTATCCAAGGTCCTCAAGGTATTCATGGAGATAAAGGTGATCCAGGTGAAAAAGGAGATTCTTTTGAATATGAGGATTTTACTCCTGAACAGTTAGAAGCTTTGACTGGTCCTAAGGGAGATAAAGGCGATAGGGGTGAACAAGGTATCCAAGGTCTTAAAGGAGATAAAGGAGATAAA